TTAGCTGCTTGCTTTCCCTTGTTAATAGAAGCTCGTTGCTTCTTCTCACCACTCTTAGACAAGCCTGCAGTATATCTTTTGGGAAAGTAAGCCATAGATCACCTCAAGTCCGTGTCATGCTTCTTGGAGCCACGGATAAAGCTGTTGACGCGAGCCATGGCCCACTGAGCCATTGACATGCCTGGACGAGAGCCCGATGACAAGAACGCGCCTTGGCCTCGCCGGTACACCTTGACCAGTGTCCCATATGACTTGCCGGACTTCTTCGCCTTCTCACGCAAAGTCTTCTTCGTCGATTCGTTCAACGGCTTCGCTTTCGACTTGCTCTTAGACTTGGACTTAGACTTACTTTTCTTAGTGGTCTTGCGTTTAGTCTTTACCGCTGCCGTAATCATGTCACGCTTAGTAGCCATTATGCAGCCCTCCCGGCCCAGATGATGCACACTCTTCGAGAGGCGCATTTAAAGTCAAGTGCGGAGCAGTAACCCAACTCTCCTGCATCTATAGCTTGCTCGGGGTCGCCTTCTTCACCGATTCCGATTTCGATGCAACGCTTCATGTCTTCAGAGGTGTCGAAGAAGCTGCAGTTACCGCAACGCATAGTCATGACGTTTTCGACTGAGTCGTTGAATCGGTCTGCGTAACGCTGCCAGAACTCTTGGTTACCGCCCTCTTCGTCGAGTCCTGGGTTTGCTGGACCGTATTCCTTGGTATCCAGAGCGTCTTGGCGGTTCTTTAGATTTACTTCAACGTCTTGTGTCGCTACCGGACAGGCTTCCTGCTTACGCGCATCTTTGCGCATACGGTCTACCATTTCATCGTATTCAGCCATTTACCACTTCACCTTATCAGCCCAATATGCCGCACTCATTTTACCTTTAGCGATGTTCTTACGGTGTCGCGACTTAAAGCTCGCACGCTTCTTCTTCATGCGGTCAGACTCGCCCTTCTTGGGCTTGCCTGCGGTGCTGGCACCTTGTTCGCCAAAGCGTATGAGTTTGATCTTGTCACCCTCTTGCGCAAGCACGATGTGACTCTTTGTTGGGTGCTTAGGCGTACGCTTAGGCTTGTTGACGCCTTCCAGATTGTGCTTCTTGAGAAGCATTGCTTTTCGTATCTGATCGCGTTTCGACAGTGCCATGACGTAATCCTACTGCTCTCTGATAGGTGCGCCGCCACCTGCTGCAAGCGACTCTTCTGCCGCGATTGCTTCTTCGGGTATGTCTTCGCCTCTCGCAACCTCGACGACACCTTCGTCGAAGGTTTGATGCGCGTCTTGGAGGGCTTGATCGGCGCCTTCCATTGTCTGCGCCCCTGCCATGACCATCGCCTCTTGCTGAGCTGCAGCAGCTGCCATTGCAGCTTCCTTTGGCGGCATAAGAACCTTGGTCGATAGACCGATACCCTCGACAAGTTCCTCTGTAAGCCTGCGTACGTCGATGTGCTGGCTTTGCATCAGGACAGGGAGCATCTGGATCAACGAGTCCAGTACAACTGCTGGGTTGCGTTGCATCGGGTGATGTGTAGTCATCTCGAAGTCGACCAGTACGTCGGCGATAGAATCGAGTGTGACCGTGTCCCATCGACGTTCACCCGTCACTCGAACAGTCTTCGGTTCGGACATGTAGAGTTTAGACAGGTAAAACGACTTTGCAGCCACGTCTTGAAGTGCGTCGTTAAGGTGACCCTCTCGTGTTGCCAGTCGGTTTCGCATCTGCGAATCGATGATGGCCATCTCAGTTGCTGTACGTGCTCCGGTTACTTGCCCGCGAGCAGCTTCCGCCAACGCTGAGATGAAAGCTGCGTCGTCCTCTTGTCGAGCGATGAACTCTTTGACGCCCTGAGGAGAGTCCGGCATTGGCATTGGGTAGAACAGAGTGGACAAGTTTCGCAGTGCCTCACTGTTCTCTGGCGCAACACCGATAAACGCGCCTGTAGCGGACTCCACAGCCTTGTTCAGGTCTTCCTCTGTGATCCGTCCGGCATCGTACAGGATCCTCGGGATCATTAGATACGTGATCTGCTTCATGTGCGTCAGCAGGTCGTTGACTGTTTGTTGCTGGTCAAGGATCAACTGGACTTCACTGAGGCCAAGGCAATCAACACCGGAGTGGTTCAAGCTGAACATCGAGTACGGGATGTAGTCAATGTTGTCCTCGAACACGACCGCGTCTGCCTGCTGCACGTAGTGCTGTACAATGTTCCGTTGGCGGTCGTAATACTCCCACACTGTGACCCACTGGAATGAGTCACGTACTGAGTTCTTCCGGCTCTTTTGAGAGCGGTCTAACATCCAGCTTGGAAATCTATCGGGTCGAATGTCTGCGAGTTTCTCTGACTTGTACCGCCCAGACTGCACGCGAGACTTGAACTCAGACCATGGCATGACGGTTGCTTCCAGCCAATAGCGAATATCGTCTGGGTCACGTACGGTCATGTCGAAGAACAATGCGCTGGGGTCAACCACCTTGATAACTGGCCGGTCTTCCGTGCTGCTCCACCCTGTCTTGAAGATGCCTCGCTTACACAGAACAGCGTCAATCAATGCTGTAGAAGCTCGCCTACGCATCTTGTTGGAGTGAAACACGTACTCCATGAAACCGTTGATTGCGGGGGCAGCCTCTTCACTGCTCGGGTTCCTTGGGTTGGCAGCTACTACAGGATTAGGTCCAAGCAGTGCGGACACCGCTGTATCTGCGATTGCGTACACAAGGTTCTTCGAGCTTAGCATGGAGTTGCTCGTGTCACCCAAGTCAGAGTTTTCTTTGTTGGAAAAGAAGTCTCCTCGGTAGTAACGACGTGCCCGGTCGAAAGACTTCTTCTCGTTTCGTTGGTAGAACTGTAAGTGTTTCTCGATAAGCGAGTTCAGCTTTTCCATGTGTTAGTTATCCCCGCCACCGTCTTGCATCTTGGCAGCACGCTTTAGTGCAGTTTCTATAGTGGTTCTGGCTGAGCCTTCAAGGTTGTACGTTACTTCAAACATGTCGTCCTGGCTCAGACCCAGCTTTTTAAGCCCCTTCTTGAGTAGTTTGTCTTGTTTTGCGGTCAACGCTTTTGAGTGTACGTACCCAGTCGTACTTAAACCCGCCGCTGCCCGAGCAGTTTTAGCGGCCGATAACTCCGGTGAGTCACCACTGAACGCGCTTTTGATTGGTTGCGTGATGAAAGCCAATCCTCTACTAATACTCATCCCTACTCCCCACTATTCGCCTTCTGCGTACAGTATTTCTGGTTGCGGTGCAATATTGTTTTGTCCAACAGTTACTTTGTCTCTGAAGTATTGTTTACTTCTGACAATCCTTAGCAGCGTCTCACTCTCGTCCTGTACAGTTGACTGAATAGTTCCGCTATCTATAACGGCGATTCGCTTATTTGTTCCGAGGCTGCTTGCGGTTCCCGCTGCTGTGGTATCGATGATCGACTGCGTTGTGTTTTTCTCGTTGTACGTGGCCATCAGTCTTTCGCTCTCGGTACGGGCTTGTAGGGGCTTCTGTAACGCATTTTTTCTTTGTGTCTCATACGATCCAGGTCCTTCATCGTGACTTGTCCGGGCGTGTATGTTGACGATGGTACGCTACTTTGAGCCTTCGTGAACTTTCTTTTAGACAGAATGTCTGCGGCCATGACGGCTGTTCGGGCTCGGTCGAAGTGGTGAGTTGTGCCATCAAGACCTTTTGCCCGCTTCTTTCGGCTGCCGTCGTAGTTTACAAGCTGGTGCAGCAGACCACGGCTACGAACTTCAATGTCTCCCTGCCGGATCATGCGGACCAGTCGCGCCTCTGCCTCTTGAATCCGCTTGTCTGTTGCGTACCAGCCAGGATGTGAGCGGTCTGTCCACAATAGGTTCTTAGCACCTGAGTCACGTAGGATAGCGATGCACGCTGTTGCGTTAGACTCAACAATCAACATTGCTTCGTTGTAGCGTTTCTGTACCGTCAACAAACGACGCGCGAATCGTGCGGGGTCTTCCCGCTCTTCCCAGAAGGCTACTTCCCTCCGTTCTTGCGCGTCCCATACGGTCAGAGCCGACTTATCACCCTTTGCACCGAAACCGGCGGGGTCAGCCGTGATGATGTACTTCGTTGTAGCTATCGGAGGGTCAAGCTCGTTGCACGCGTGCATGCCGACACCTGGATCGTTGACCGCCTTGGCCAGTGCCGGCTTGAGCACGTCTACGGGCATGACTGGGTTGAGCGAACCAATCCAACCATCATAAGCATCTGACGGGTACTTTGACGTAAACAGTCGAGGATCACCCGCGAACTCAGTCTCAAGAGCAAGACGGCGGAACGCCAGGTTCTCGTTGGTCATGCCTGGATGGCGAGACCTGTACTCTATCTCTGTGTCTGTAGGTACGAACCCTTCTGCAGGTGAGCGGCAGCTATCATCCATCCACCACTCAAGGAACAGAGGAGTGAAACGACCGCGTCCTTCCATTGTAGAGTGCCACATCTGCTCGTGATGTGAGCCCGCTCGTCCCGGCGTGGACTCCAAGATGACCCGTGCGTTTGGTCGCTTGTTGATGGTGGGGAAGATGTTGACCGCTGCTTTACGTTGCCACTGCGCTTCACCGAACTCTGTGATGATAAGCCGGTCGATGGATCGACCAACAGCTGGGGAGCGTCCACCCGCCGTCAGGACCTTGATACCACCCCCATGCAGGAAATGTATTTGCGTTGCACCGGCCTTGCGGCCGGGTGCCAGAGGCATACGTACATCTGCTGGTAATCTATGATATGCAAACAAGATCCGCTCAAACACATCCTCTGCAGTGTCTTGACGCTCAGCAATCAGCGTACCTTTTACACCACTTAAATACATGCAGTCGCGTAGCAGCAACATCACAGAAACTGTTGTGATCTTTGCCTGACGGAACTTACTGACCATCGTCCAACGGTTATTTGCGTAAGCGTCGAGTAGCTTCTTCTGTGTTGGTGTCGGGTTCATGTACCC